TCAAAGAATACTTGTGATGCTGCATCAATTGAAAATTTAATTTATAGTACTGATACAAATTTTCATCGATGCAGCTCAGGCGAAAAAACCATAAAGATCCTTTACTTCATACGTATCGGCGTGACCACAAGACGAGCATGCGTATGGAATATTGTGTTTTAAAGATGGTAGTGTATCAAAAAACTTGCTTATCTTTTTAAACTGTTGTTCGGTTAAACTTTCAATCAATTCTTCCAATTCTTTTTGAGTTATATCTTTCGAGTAATAAACTTGCTCTTGATCAAAAACATAGTCGATACAAGAAACCACAACCTTAAGATCCAACTCTTCGCGCCCATAATTCTGCTTTGCTAATTTCTCGATTTGCATGTTGGGGTACTTCATAACGATACCAATTTTATCGGTTATCATTATTTTCTTGTCGTGGTTTGGATCTTTGGTTATTTTTATTTCTTCAAAATTTATAGACGACAAAATTTTGTTTTTACATTTTGGACAAGAAAACTTAAATTCACTAACTTCACCGATCGATTTGCTGCGTATATTTAAAAACAAATATTGCAGATCAAAAAGTGCCAGATCTTCAACATCAATTTTATTGAAGGTACAGTTGTTGACAATCTGTTTTACCGCAAGATACGCTGCGGACGGATCTTTCGATTCGGCAGCGATCATGAGTATTTTCTTTTCTTTTACTAAAAAAGGACGATACTGTATTTTTTGTTCTTTGGATACAAGTTGCAATTCGTAAATCGGCACATCAATTTGTGGTAATGGCATAAAAAATCCTTAATTATAATATTTTTCCAAGTGGTCCTATAAGTTTGCTTGTGGTTGTTTGATAATCTTTGTTTGGTGTTTGACGATAAACGTCTACGATTTGACCACCCTGAGCAATCGTTTCAAGATTTCCTTCGCCGATAACACCACCAAGTTGTTCGATTCCTGTGTTTACAATCAAACCTTTCAGCTCTCTTGGATCCGAATATCTGGCTATGGTTCTTGCAATTTTCTTAAATTTTTCAAACGGACTCAATTCTTCTTCGGTGGAACCCACGTTTTCAGGAACATCCGGAATCGGAGCGTAATTGGGTCCTTCCAAATTTCTAACAGGTACATAGTTTTGCGCTATGTCTCGATCTTGTTTTTTTCTTCTCAAAGCATTTTGCACAAGAGCTTGACCTGCTGTTGGAATACCCATCAAACCAACTCGTTTGTATTCTTTGTCTTGCATGTAGCGAACCACCGGATCGTACCAACGGTGGTATCTAAATTGAACTGTAAATTTCAAATTCGTGTTGGTGTTGCTGGCACTCAACGTTTGATCGTTTATTCGATACGGATAAACATGGTCGTATCTTACAAAGTAAATGTCGGAGGTCTTATCGAGAACAACGCTTTTGCTAACATCTTCGATTGTGGCTCCGCTTTCGTAACGATCGTTCAAATTATTCAAATTATAAAAATTAGCAGGAAGACAAGCCACAATTATCGACCAGGGTTTTGCATAGTCGTCGTAAAGCGCAACTTCATGGTTGCCAGGATTTACAATTTTTTCCATCCAATTTTCAAAATACATTCTTTCGAAAAAATCGTTGCTGTTCAAAAACGTCAACGATAAATCACCCGTATAGTTTTCGGCATATGCGTGTCGAGTTTCTGGACCGTTTGATGTTGTGTTGAAATCTTCGGTCATCAATGCTTTTCCAGCCAATACTGCATCTTGGCATGTCAAAGCAAGGCGACGTTGATGTTCTTTGTCTATGTAATTGCGAGATCCATTTCGTCCGAAAGCTATAAAGTTTTTTCGATTGATTGCATCTTTATAAAAGTCTGTTTTGATGTTTGGACCATACACTAAAACAACAAAACGATTGTCGCGTGAAAAACCAACACTAGCGGCATGTTGAATAAACTGACCAATCAAACCACGAGTGTTCTTTATTTCGGGAACATATTTGGAACGCAGCAGTTGATTTGTTTTTTCCGGATCGGCTGAATTGCTATCAAATATTTTAGAGTCTACATTTTTAATTGCACGTCTAACTTTACCATCCACGGCTTCGAACGTGGTTTCTACGAAATTTCCTGCGCCTTGAACCAGACGATCCGCCACCGTAAGTTCGGGTGGTCTGGGAGATGTCTCTAAAAACTTCTTTTCGAATCCCGAAGCAGGATACGAAGCATTGTTCGGATCGGGTAAAATTTTACTTTGATCTGGAGCTATCGGTCTATCTGGAATAGGAGGGATTGGCATATTTTACCTTAAAAATGTAAAATGTTTCTGGCGTTACTCGCATCCAACACAACAAATTTTGTTATTTGTTCGGGTGAAAGTTCTACTATTTTGGTTTTTAAACGATTCTTGTGAACAAAAAGTTCAATATTTTCATGGTTTTTAAAAAAATCATTAAAAACTGACAAAATTAAATATTTTTTGGTGTTGAACGGCAGCTTTGAAACATCAATCGCTAAAATTTTGTTGTTTTTTGTGCCCACTAGCCAAAATATTTGAGTTGAAGTAACGTTTTTGTCGAAGCTTAATGCAACAAAACCACCAAAAAGCTCTTTTGGATCAAAAATTTTGATGTATTTTTGATCTTTAGCGATTTTTTGCAACCAATTATGGTTATTTGTCGTTTTTACCATCATTTTCTTTGAACAAATGCTTTTCAGTCAATATCAAAAACTCCCAATCTCTTTCTTGACAGTATTTGTTGGCTGCGCTCCACTTATGATTATTTATAACCCAATTCTTAACTTCTTTCAGGTACGCCGGTGTTTGTCTTTGTTTGGGTTTGGGTTGTTTGGTTTGCTTGTGTGGTTTGATTTCGATCAATTTACACTTGATGTTACCGTCTCGGTCTTTGATTTTGATCCAGAAGTCTACAAAATAACGATGGTACTTTTTGTCTATCGAGCTAAAATATGGAATTTGTATTTCTTCGCTTGACCATTCAATGATCGAGCTGTTGGTATCGCAAAATTTCATAAATTTGCGCTCCCAAAGACTACGGTAAAATATCTTGGTGGGATCACCATGATACTTTTTGGGATTTTGGGGACTGTAGCGACCTTTGTAAGCCGTAAATTGTTTCCTTTTTTAAATATAAATAAATATGAAATTATTTATAAATAAGGAACCAGTCTTGCCTTACGATCCACAAAATCCAAACACACCTTATATCGATACCAATTTGAGATCGCAGGTTTTGGGCAAACCAGGTATTCCAGACAAACCTAATCTGTCTGGAGAAAATGATCCGTTTTTTGATTATGTTGCTCGCGGCGAAGATTCCAAGCAATCTGTGAATCCGGCTGTGGATGAAGTGGTTGACGCTTTAATAAAAAATTATCAATCGGTTCACAGCAGCATACTCAATAAAATTTACTATTACCCAGAAAGTCTGGGAAACATTACTTCCAAATCGTACGTTAACGGTCACGAAGTTCCTCGCAACATTCTGAAAATTACTATTTTGGATTATGCTGGTGGCAATCTTATAACCAAAGAAGCAAAACAAAAATCTTTAAATTTTATACAAAAATTAATGAGCGGACAATTTTCTGGTGATAGTTCTTGGGAAAAATTTTCTAGTGGTTGGACCGAACTTAGCGATGTTGCTAACGACGTTTTGTTAAACAATCCAAACTTGTATTCCAGCGAAATCAACAACTTTCAAGATCGCGCCAATCAATATTCACAAGATTTTAATAATGTTGTAAGTCAGGCGCAAAAAGAAGGCGCATTGAATGATGCAAGAAACCAGTTTCGCGAACAAGCTCAAAAGATTCTGTCGAGTGGTGTTGGTAAAGAATATGTTTCGAAATACTTGACATCATATGATCCACAATCGGTTGTAAAAAGTATGAGCGATTATGTTTCGGCTAGAACTACTGTAAGCAATAAATTGTTGCCAGATGAAGTTAAAAACATAATATATCTTTACGCAACTGGCGAAAATTTAAATTATAATTACAGCACCAATTGGAACGCTAAACAGCAAGTTGATGTTATACCAAATCTTCAAAATATAGCCGCAAATCTTGCGGCAGGTGGTGGATATTTGGATGCAGCCAAAGAGCTTGGAAGCACCATAGCCGGTGAATTTATAAAATCAAATTTAGGAAACGAGAGATACGGAACTTTGGTACAATCGGCACTCGCAAAAATAGGAGTGGCACCAGCTCAAAACTTTGAATTTTTGTTTGAATCGGTTGGAAGAAGATCGTTTACGGTGAACGTTAATTTTTACGCAAAATCTCAAGAAGAAATACGTCAAGCCGCAAAAATTATTTCAGCGATGAAATATTATTCGCATCCTTCGCGTCAAAATCGAAGTGCTCTTGTTACTGTTCCGTGTGTGTTTCTTCTGCAAAATATGACTTACGCAGAAGACAAACAGGGTGGTGGGCAGTGGGTAGAAAATTTATATTTACCCAGATACAAAATATGCGCTCTGTTGAATACAAATGTTAATTATTCTCAAAACGGTGCGCTTATAACACACCAAGAATTTGCAGATATTGAGAGTGGACCGACGTTCAAAGCACCGATAAAAATTAGTTTGAGTATGGGTTTTCAAGAAATGCAAATTCTCACTCGCGAAGATATCCCCAAGCCCGACGATTTCTTCGATGCAAATATTCAGAAAAATGGATATTATTAAGGATTTTTATGGCATTTTTTAACAACTTTTCAATCATACCTTATAAGTTTGACCTGCAGCAAACAAATGCGGTGGCTGTTGTTAATCTTTTAACCTCAGCCAAGTTTTTGGATTCGTTTCCTGAACGTTCAAACAAATGCTATGTTGATTATTTGATCAAAGATGGCGAAAAACCCGAACACATTGCAGAACGAGTTTATCAACGACCCGATTACCATTGGGTGGTGTTGATGTCCAACAAAATTTACAATCCATATTACGATTGGCCACTGTCATCGCAGGATCTAGATTCTTATGTATATGTAAAATATCCTGGTGTGGCGATATTTTATGATTGTGTAGGAACCGAAGCTACTCAGTTTTATCGTAGCGGCACAAACTCTTTGTTGACCACATACAAATCTCATTTTGTGGTTGGCGGCACATTAACGCAAAATCAAGGAAACAAAACAGTCACCGGAACAATAGTTGAATGGGATCCAACTTTTAGAAAGTTGGTGGTGGACAATGTTCAAGGTGGTTCGTTCAGCACTTCTTATGTTACAGTTTCGGAAAATTCCGATCAAATTGAGTTTCAAGCCACACCCAAAAAGATTGTAAACTATAACGCCGATGCGGTTCATCATTTTATTGACGACTTCAACAACTATTTGGATCCGTATGCTAAAATAAATTATTACGAATACGACGACAACCGCATATACGCAACAAAAAGTATTTTTTACAACAACAAAGATGGTATGCCCAGTTCGAGTTCGGTTGGATTGACAGGCACAAACGATTTTATGTTAAATAAATATATAAATGGATCGCAAAACAACACCATAACCAATCGAATGAATGAAGAAATGGAGAACGATTTTAAACGCAATATTAAAGTTTTAAGACCAGAATTTTTACCAGCAATTTTAAAACAATTTGAAAAACTGTTTAAATGACAGACAACAATAGAAACAATAAAATAATAAATCCCGGAAGCTGCCAAATCGAAATGGTGGTTTTGACTTCGTACAATGGTTTTCAAATTGACATAAGCAATCACATAACAGAAATTGTTATAAATGAATCAATGAATTATAATTGTTTGTCGGGTTATTTGCACGTTGCCGACAATCTCAATCTCATAAGAAACTTGCCGATCATTGGCAACGAGCATGTGACTATTTCTTTCGTCACTCCAAGCCGTCCCGAAAAAGTGCAAAAAAAGTTTTTTTGCTACAAAACCGATGCACGAATGGAAGACGAAACCAACAAGGGTTCGGTTCTCTATAGATTACATTTTGTGTCGGAAGAATTTGTAACTGCAGCCAAAAAGAAAATTTCTATTTCACTTCGTGACATGAAATATTCCGACATGGTCAAGCAGATATTTGTTCAAAATCTCAATACTTCCAAGAACCTTGTTGTTCAACCGACACTCGATAACAAAAATTTAATTGTTCCGTATATGTCGCCGATCGATGCTATCGACATGATAGCAGTGAAATCGGTCGCCGACAATTCACGCGACAAATCTTACATGTTTTATGAAGATCTGGACGGGTTTTATTTTTGCAACATCAATTACTATGCAATAAATCGTGTTCCGCAAGTTGAGTACACATGGTTCAGACCCAACACATCCGAAGATCGTGATCCGTTGATATTAAAAGATATCGAGAAAGAATTTTATCGTATCGAGACATACGAGATAGTTAGCGGAAACAACACCATCAACAATGTTACAAACGGTGTTTATGGATCGATGTTGTTGTTGCACGACACCACTTTCAAGACGGTCAATGCAATTAAATTTTCTTACAACACCGATTTTAATAAAATAAATACAATATACGAAAATGGAATATTACCAAAAACCAACGATCGATTTAGCAACTACAACTTGTCGCACTACAGAATGTATCCACGGCACACATACGCTTACGACAACATGGAAGTTAATGACGATTACGACAAAATGGTTTTGGAAAGAAATGCTCATTTGTCGCAAATGGAAAACTCTCAATTGACCATATTGGTTGCTGGCGATTCGCAACGCAGAGTGGGCGAAGTGATAAAGGTAAATATACCTTCATCGCAGCCGGGTAGAGGTACCGAGGAAACTTACGATCCTTATTTGTCGGGTAATTATATTGTTACGCAAATAACACATATGATTTCTAAATTTTATTACAAAATGCGTTTGCATCTCGAACGCGATTCGTTGCCGTTGGCTTATCCCGAGAAGAAAGAAGTGGAGTTTACATAATGAAAGAACCGTATTCGCCATCTAGTCCATATTTCATGGGCACTCAATTTGTTTGGTGGCAAGGTGTTATTGAAGACATCAACGATCCTTTGAAGCTCGGTCGCTGCCGTGTGCGTATTTTAGGATTCCATAATCCCGATACACGAGCCATTCCAACCGATCACTTGCCGTGGGCTATGGTAGTTCAACCGGTCACAAGTGCTGCGATCAGCGAAGTTGGCCAGTCGCCAACTGGTTTGTTGCAAGGCAGCTGGGTGATTGGATTTTTTAGAGATCCGCAGTTTTTTCAAGAACCTATCATATTGGGTTCGATTGCTGGTATTCCTCTGATACAAGGTGTTGGTATCGGTGACGGTTTTGCGGATCCCGACAAAAAGTATCCTTTGGAAACACATTTTGCCGAATCGGACTTGAGTCGTTTGGCAAGAAACGAAAAAATAGACAATACTGTTGTAAAAACCAAAACAGATAATTTAATAAAAGATGTTGTGTCGCCATTCGATCGTGAGCGTTGGAATGAACCTAATGTGCCTTATGCTGCCGAATATCCAAACAATCACGTAAATCAAACCTCTAGTGGTCATATTCAAGAATTTGACGATACACCCGAACACGAAAGAATTCACACATATCATCGTTCGGGAACATTTCAGGAAATTCATCCAGATGGTTCAACTGTAAATAAAATTGTATCTAAAAAATATGAAATTATATACAACGATGAAAGAATATTAATCAAGGGTAAAAAATTTGAAAATGTTGATAAAGATGCCAATATCAAAATTGGCGAAAATTTGAATGTTGAAGTTGAAGGAAATGTTTTGGTATGGGTAAAAGGCGATTGTTGGGTACAAACAAACGGAGATTTTTTTCACAAAGTTAAAGGAACATATACCGTAGTGAGTGAAAAAAATATGACTTTCTTAGCACCAAGAATAGATTTGAATCCAAATGGAATATCTCCATCGGATGTTGGAGACATAACATAATGGTTGTTTCAGTCGAAGATTTAATAAAAATAAATGCTGCTCGCGAGCCGTTACCGGAAACCGAAGTAACGGGCGCAACTGCATTTTCTGAATTTTATATATCTGCTACGGCTCCAACTTCGGCTGCACAGGGTAGCATGTGGTTCAATATCAACTCGCAAGACTCCAAATTGTACCTTCGTTACGACAATAACTGGATCGGTGTACAATAAATAAATAAAGATAAATTACAGGAATTTAGCAAATGCCAACAACAGGTGATTTAGTAAATCTTAATACGCTCGTGCTTACCGATACGTTCAACACATGGTTGAATCGTACCAATCAAATTGTTGATAGCATCAATCCGTTGCAGGTGTACGACCTGGATGTTGGCGCAGGAACCACTGCGGTTGAAACTGGAGCAGGTCTCGCCAAATACACCGGCGAAGTGGCTGGCAATTACAACGGTGTTATCACCATTGGATTGAATCCCGGTCCCGGTATCGCTTACGAAAGTCTCGGTGGCGAATCCAGAACGGTTGTGGATTTCCGTTATTTTGATGATTACGGTAGAGTTTTGAGTGGTACTGGTCCAAGCGGCAGCAGCAACCGTGTTGCTTCAAGCGACGAATATATCGTAAACGATGTTAGTGTTGGTGGCGAGGGTGTGGCCAAGAAAGTTCAGGCTCGCTACATGTTGCCGCCAGAAGTCGCAATGGATATTCTTACGATCAGCGGAAACGTGGTGATTCTTGGAAATCTGAGCACATACGGTAGCAATACTTTTATTGCTGCCAACGATCTGCGAATCGAAGACAAACAAATCGAACTCGCTTATCAACAAGCAATACCGTTGGGTATGACGGGTGTTACCAGCGGCACGTTCCCGCTTACGGGTGGTCCAACTGCTTATTATTTCACGGATGTTACCACAGTAACATCAGCATTTTATGGTCACATTCAATCGTTCACAGGAAACGCAGCCGGTCCAACCGGCACGCTTGTGATTGGATCTTTGTTTGGTAGTTTGTACAATCAAAATGCTTACGGTCCAGAAAACTTTGGAGCCACCGGCTATATCAGCTTGAGTTCCACCGGTTCGACTCGTTATCTCTACGAATCGCTTGGTGGTATAACCAGTGCATTTTTAAACAACATCAATCTCGATGAAGGTGGTATTGTTCTCAAAGGCAGCGAAGGCGACAAGTCGCTGCTTTGGATTTGGACCGACAACGATACGGGTGCTTATTACGATAGTTGGCAAACCAATAGCAACATCGGTGTGAATGGCGACACGTACGGTATCATTTCACGCGTGTATCGTTCATATGGTTATACCGGAATAAGTCAATCAGAATTTATATTCACAGCCGAAAGCGGCAGAAATGCCGATATTTTCCTTGCTGAAACCAGCACGCAAACGGTTCCGTTGACATTTACCGGTGGATCTTGGAAAATCAGCAAGCGTTCTGCCGACAATTATCTTGTGTTTTCTACTGGAACCACCGGTGTAAGTGGTGTGACCGAAAGTTTCTTGATTACTCCCGGAGCAAGCGGCACAACATATTCGGGTGTGACCGTCAACAACTATGCTAAAAACTTCAACGCCGATTTGTTGGATGGTGCGCACGCAAGCACAACCGCTGCAGCGTACACAATTCCTGTGGCGGATTCTACCGGAAAAATCAACGGCGACTTTTTGAATGCCGATGCGGTTCGTCGCCGTTACGTTCAAGCAAGTCACGGTTTGACGTTTGGTATGGCGGTTCGAGTTATTCCAAGCACCGGAGGTTTCACAGCAGCTGTTGCCACTACCGCAGAACTTGGTGAAGCGGTTGGTATTGTTTCGGCAGTGCATTCGAGCAGCGAATTTACAGTAACACATCAAGGTAAAATAGACGGCATCAGCGGCGGTTCGATGACACTCGAAGGTGCTGGATTCACCGCAGGAAATGTTTACTTCCTTGGTGCATCCGCATCAAATCGCGGCAAACTCATAGCCGATCCGGATTATGCTGCTGCCACTCGTATTGTCTCTGGTCAAATTCGCAAGCCTTTGTTGTTGGCTTTGAGTGCGACTCAAGGTTACGTTTTGGATTATGTTGGTACCAAAGTTCCAACGCCAACCGATCAAGTTTATTTGTACGGTTTGGTTCCAGTTGGCAGCATCTATCCATACGCTGGTAGTCTCAGCACTCTCACCGACGAATGGTTGCTTTGCGATGGCGACGTGTACCGTGCGGTTGATTATCCGGAACTTTACAACACAATCGGAACAACTTACGATGCTCGCATAACTCTTGCGGCAGGAACCGTAACAACCGGTACGGTTGTTGGTGGTACACGCTCGATTCAAGTTGGGCAAAAGTTCAATGTTACTGTTGGTGCAATAACAACCGAAATTACTGTTTCGGGTGCAAATGCCACCACAGGAGCCATAACTTTCTCTGCAACTTCTGTGAGTGTTACAACCGCTGGTAGCTATCGTTTGGTGCCAACCACCAATTCAAGTGGCGAAAGATTGTTCTTTGTTCCGGATCTTCGCACACGCACTCCACTCGGTGGAAGCACCGGCAGCGCAAACTATACAAGCGTTGGTCTCAGTGCTTACAATAGCGGTGAATTTGGTGGAGCCGAAACAATCGAAATCGGTCCCGGAAGTTTGCCGCCACACTTGCACAACACAACTTCTGTGTTTGCAACAATATCAAGCGGATCGCAGCAACTCATCACCAGCGTATCGTCGGATGGTGTCGCAAGCACCGGTTCGCCGATCGACAATCACTCGCCATATTTGGTTACGCATTATATAATTCGCGCCAAAGCTAATACTGGCGCAACCATATTGACGGGTCACAACCACGACAATAGTTATCATCCTTTAAACTATCCAGTATTTACATTAACAGCCGCTTCAAACAACGCAATCAGCGAAACGGTACCATCCAACTCTTTCAACATCATAGCAGCAACCGGTGTTGCTGGTAGCGGTAAAGAACAGCGAACCATTTTGAGTGTGTACGCGGATCAGTCGCCGCTTCAAAGCGGTGGTTCCAACACCGAAGTTACAGTTCGTGGTGATTTCTATGTGTACGCAAACGGTCTTACATCCGATGGATTCACAAGCGCACCAAGATACGGTGAAACTTTCCTTGTTCGTCCAAACATAAGCACCGTTACGATTGTTGGTGGAACCGGAAGTGCTCTTACATTGACTCGACCGGCTCCAGTTTTGAGTTTTTCAAACGGTTTAACAACCGGTCCAACAATCGGAACAATTTTTGGTCTTAGTTTGACGGCTGGCATAACCAACGACAGTCACGCCACATCCAAATATTATTCCGACACCAGCGACAAAACAATTAAATTTGTTGGAACCACAAACGATTGGGACGTGCGTCACGACTCAACGGCTCTCGCAACGCGTCCTGGTTCCGAAACAAGCATTCTCAAAGTAAAATACGATCAAAATAATTTGAACGGAATCAGAGACAGTGCTTGCGAAACGCATTTGTACGGCGACTTTACCGTTTTCGGCGACGGATTGACTCACTCGGGTGCGGCTGGAAACAGAACCGGTCACAGTTCGGTAACATTTGCTGTTGATCCGATGATCAGCACTATTACAGTCGAAGGCAGCAGCAACAATCTTGGAAAACCATCGCCAGTTCTGTCTTTCATTGATACTGCAAATCCTGGCGTTTCGAACATAGGTAAAATAACGGGTCTTACGGCTCCGGTTGCGGACGATCAAGCCGCCAACAAGTATTATGTAGACAGTAAAAATTTGATATATCAGTTTAGCCCTGACGACGAAAGTTCTGATTATCCGGAACCTGCGACTGGATTTCTAGGTGTTACTGGTACTAACAGCACTCTTCCTTCATTTGATTCAACAGTAAACACTTATTATTTGCGTAAGATTACCACTGATATAGGTAATTGGAACTCGAAAAATAGCAATACAAATGCAAGCATCGAACCAGGTATATACTCACTAACAGTAAATATGAGTTGCGACTCAGATGGAACCAATAGTGTGATATCTTGTTTAATTCTAGGATACGATTCAGGTTTAAATCAAGTTTCTAGAAGTAGACCGTTTCATATTATGGGTGAAAATCCCCCAAATCCAGATTTTAAGACATTCCAAGGGATAGTCAAAATTGTTTCTGGTGGAAAATTTACTTTGAATTTCTATACTAATGTTTATAACGAACCACAAAAAGCAAGAATCGGTAGTATCATGATTACTAGAATGGTATAAACATGGCAACCACAAAAAATATTTTTATCGATCAAGGCAGCAGTTTTAGTTATTCTATCACTGCAACCGACGAAAACGGAACAGCTCTGAGCATCACAGCCGGTAGTGGATACACTGCTAGCGGTCAATTGCGACGCAGTTACTATTCTTTGACCAGCACTTCATTCAGCGTTGGTGTCACAGGAGCAACCGGCAACATAACTTTCACACTTGGTGCAACCAACACTGCTGCGCTCAAGCCGGGTCGTTATGTTTACGACATTGAACTTGCGTTTCCAACCGGAAAAGTTGTGCGTCAGTTGCAAGGAACAATTACGGTTGATCCTGAAGTGACTAAATAACATGCGTAGGAGCAACTGCAATGATACCTTTCAAGAAATACATGGGCGAATCGCACACGCCCGACTGGATCGATTCGGACGCAACGGTTGTATCGTTTACATCGCTTGAAAAACTGCTGTTTGAACGCCCAAATCTTGAATATGTTTTGATTGCTCCAACCAATCTCAACGCACGTCGAGAAAACGAAACAATACGTTCGTATTTTCAAGAAAATCGTTGCAGTTTGTATCCGGTAGCCATCAGCAACAAAAATGCACATGGTCGCATTTATGTTGTCACCAAAAAATCGCATGTGCGCTCGCAGGATTTTCGTGAAACCATCAGCGATGCTTACTATCAGCTGAAAAATTTCAGTGCTGTTTACACCAACGGCAACATAATTCGCGTGTTGAGCAACGAAAACGTGCAAACAGTCAACGAAGAAGCAAGCGTCACGCGTTTTCAACAAATACTCGGCACAATCTACGGTAAAAAAACAACCATGCATGGTCTTGAAGTGGCAATCAACGAAGATGTGCAGTATCACTTTCGAAAAAACAACTTGATAAGCTATCCGCTCACCGAGCACGATCTTCAATATTCTAAAAACTGGAACGATTTTTTGAATGACTAAACGCAGCAATCAAACGTTGCGCTGCTATCTCAAAAAACCGCTGCAACAATACAGCGGCAACAGTTTTTTTGACATTGTATCCGAAGAGCTTTGTGTTTTTCCCACCGAACATCGTCTCGATGAAGGCAACAATCGGTTGTACACGATCGATCGCCACGGCGAGTCGGTTGTTTTTTACGGCAGTTCCGAAAAACTGCTGGAATATTTTGTTTTTCCCACAGTGGTTGATGAACAAACTCAACCACAAACGATTCAAGGACCCATGGGTCCGCAAGGTCCTGCTGGACCACCCGGAAAGGACGGTCGCAACGGAACCGATGGTGCAATCGGCAGAATCGGACCAATTGGTCCGCGTGGTGTGCAAGGTGAAGCTGGTGTAGTAGGCGAACCTGGACCTCAAGGACCGCAAGGACCGCAGGGTGAAGCTGGAGCCGAAGGCAAGCAGGGAATCCAAGGACCACAGGGCGAACCGGGAACGCAAGGACCACAGGGTGAAGCTGGACCTCAAGGACCGCAGGGAGAACCAGGACCACCGGGCGAAGCAGGACCGCAAGGATC